GTTTAATACCTCCGGGTTCATACCCTATACATCTATAGAGTAGTATAAAACAAAAAATCACTGGAATAAAGTTAATTATTCCAGTGATTAAACAATCAAAAAGGATCTTATTTTGGGAAATTAGCTTTGTAGTCTTCAAAAGCATCTTTCCAGAACTTTTGAACTTTTAAATTATAATCAGTCCAAAAACTCTTAACTTTACTATAATCTAAATAATCTAATGGGTTAAACATATTTATTCTCCTGTAGTTGTAATATATATAATTACTTTTTTCCACATTTACAGGTCTCATCTTTAAATCTTTTAGCTCTTTGTTTTAATTCATATCTCCATAATTTATATGATAACCATGAATTAAACTTATTTAATAATCTAATTATCATCGACATCTCCATCTTCTTCTAGCTTGCCTTAATCTACTATTAGGATCTTTTGCAGCTTTAGGAAACATTTTCATTTGACCTGCTGATCTTGCACAATAAGATTTTCTTCTATTAGCTGATTTACTTCCTGGCTTAACTTTACCAGTAACTGCTGTTGATAATTTAGAACCGGGATTAGCTCGTCTATACGCCATAACACCTTTACGTGTCATACCAGCACCTGATTTAGTAGGTCTAAAATTTCCAGATTTTACAGAAGTTTTAATTGGATTTTCTTTTCTCATACTCTTCCTTGTCCGTTATATTTTTTTTTATCAAAAGATTTATTTGGACTTTTAGAATGTCTTCCTGGTCTTTTCTTTTTAGTTCTTTTATAAAATAAACCCGTACCGTATGGATTACTTTTTTTTGCCATTTTTTTTCTTTGGCTTTTTAACAGTCATAGATTTTTGTAAACGACCTAAACCAGAACCTGAACCCGCTGATATTTTCATACTTTTCTTTTATCGTAAGGATTTGGTTTATCTTTATTTTGGAATTTTTCTCTACGACCTTGTGGGTATACATCTTTTTCTAAAGGAGATTTTTCTTTAGAGATTGGAACTACTTCAGCAACATCTGAATCTTCCATATCATCTTCATCTTCTCTTGCTGAATCTTGATCTTCCATATATCCATTATCATCAAATAATTTTTCTTTTGAAATATTTTCAAATTCTACATCTAAAATATCTTTAGTAACTTCTTTAGTATTTTTTGCCATGATTAACCTCTTGATTTATTTTGTCCTTTTTTAAAACCATCATCATCAAATGATTCGATGCTTCCTATATATTCAATATCTGGATCAAAGTAAAGTTTCTTTCCTTTATTCTTTTCTCTTTCTTTATCTATATAATCCATTTCTTCTGGAGTTAAATAGTAATCACCTTGAAGGGCTATACCTTCATCTATCATGTCAACAACTGGAGTTTTTTTTACCATTTTTGTTTTTCATTTTAGACTTAGAAGGCATTAAACCTTTTTCTAATTTTTTAGTATTAATCTTTTTCATTAGCTTTTTCAGATAATTTTTCTTTTAAAGTTTCAATATCTTTTTCAGAAGTTGGATATAAAGCTTTTGTTTTATCTTCCATTGATTCATCTGGTGACATTTTTACTCGTGCCGGATTTGTATGTTCAAATCCTTCTTTAACAGCTTCTGCAAGACCAGCAAGTCTATCAGCATAATAATTACCTACTTTTTTACCAACATTTACTGCTGTGCCTGCAGCTTCACCTATTTTTTTTCCTACAACTTTGTCGATTTTTCTTAAAGTTTTATCAATTTTTTCAAGTGGCATAATTAAATTACTCTCTTAATGATAATACCTTGTGGTTTAATTCCCATTAAACTTTGTTCAAAGTTTTCACGATCAACTTTTTCTTGATCTACTTGTTTTACAATGTCATTTGCATTATCTTGCATTGCTCTTTTAAGCATTGCAGCATCTTCTTTAGCACTAGGAAACTTTTCGTAAAATCTTTTATTAGAAGCTTTTACATCTTCTATTCCATATTGTTTATTGTTCTTCACCATCTAAATCCTCCGGTTTCGATAATCTTTGTGAAACTATACCCTGAAAACAAGTTTGTGTAAAGCTAGGAATCATCATATCAGATATAGGATTTTCAGGATGTTCAGCGTAATAAGATATACAAGGAACTCCTTTTTTATCCCATGCTACTAAAGCATAGCCCTTTAGATCCATTCTATCTGTAATAGCTATAGCCGCACTATGTAAAGCATCAATAACTTTATCAATCTATTACCTTTTCGTTTTCATGACGAGTTAATACTCGTGATGATGGCTTACGATTAAAAACGTTAAGAGTAATAACGTTTGTGTTTTCTGTATTTTGTAACTTTTTCGTCATAATCTTCTTCAGGGTCATCAGGGTGTACTACTAAAAATCCTTCACGTATTCGCATAAGAGCTTGTACACATGTATCGTGTACGTCATCATGCTTTCCGTAAGGAAATTGAGCAGATTCCTCTATTACGTCTTTAGTCCATTCTTTATCAAGTGTAAAGACTAATCCTCCTTCAAACATACTTGCAACTCCATGCGTTCTTGAAACTTTATCTCGCTCAGGAGAGAATGTAATAACAGGTACCCCTGATCTTCTCATATCTTGTATTAAAGATTGACCCGAGGCACGTTTTTCAATAAGCACTCCATCGGGCATCCATTCTTTATAACTATCTTGCGCACGTTTTCTTAAATCTGGATATTCTAATCTTTCTTTCCATGCGTCTAATAATATACATGCAGCATAAGGTTTATTTTCTTGATCTCGTGCTGTAAAAACTCCCCATGTAGTACACGCACTAAAGTCGGCTGTAGATGATGTACTAAACGCCGTATCATAAGATTGAAGTACATAACTTAATACTGGAACTTTTTTATCTTCGTAAATATTCCACCAATCTCTTTTAATGATAGATCCTTCTTCATTAGAAGGTTGTTGTTGATAAAGAGATTGCCATACACGTTGACCTACTGTATTTTTAATTTTTTCTAAATCTTCTTTAGAGTATGCTTCTGGCCATAACGCATTACCACTACTATCAATTGCTGGTAGATCCAGTATTTTCCACTTCTCTTGAGTGTCTTGTAAAATGAATCCAGCTAAATCGTCTTGATGCCATCTTGTTTGAATTAATATAATTTTACCACCCGGTTGTAATCGTGTGTAAGCTACAGATTTATACCAGTCTATTAAATTTCTTCGTTGAACTTCTGATTCAGCGTCCTCTCTTCCTTTTATCGGGTCATCTATAATTAATAAATGCGCACCTCTACCTGTAATCGCTCCACCAGCACCGACTGCGCTATAAGTTCCACCTTGCATCGTATGAAAACGTTTAGCGGATGTACTATCAGAACGTAATCCTACTTGTGGAAATACTTTATTAAAATCAGGTGATTGAACTTGGTTCCTTACTTTACGACCAAAGTCATCAGCTAACTCTTGAGCATATGTTGCTTGTATAATAAATTCGTTTGGATTATTTCCAAGATACCATGCGGGAAAGAACTCACTACATAACATAGACTTTCCATGTCGTGGTGGCATAAAGACAGCAAGTCTTTTTAATTCTCCCGCTTCTAATAATTCTAAATTTTTAGTAATGAGTTGTATATGTACAGGATCCTTGTATCCCGGGTACATGTATTTAGCATATGCTATTAAACTTTTTCGAGAAATATTATTATTTAATAAATTTTTAAAAAATTCTATAGCATCAAGAGCACGCTTATCTTTAGTTTTCTGATAAAGAGTGATCGCTTCGTTTAGTTTCTGTTTTACTATCTGTTCTTGCATTTTGAAGTCCTACTCCTATAGCTCCTTTTTGACTATATATATTAAACAATTCTTTTAATTTTATAAAGGGATCTCTTTTTTGTGTTAACACTAATTCCCATGCTTCTGATTTTTGACCTATTTTTTCTAGGTACCATGCTAATTTTTGTATATCTCTTAATTTAAAATTTTGCATACGTTCACTATGAAGATCATTTGGATCCTCGGGATTTCCTTCATTGTACTTTCTTAACTGAAAAGTTTCATCATTATTATTACCAGTAATATCTGCTCTATCGTGTATTATATCTATATCCACATCTCTCATTATATCTAAGCTATAAGCTATCTCACTGATCCACGCATCATTTTGACCATGTAGACTAATATGATCTAGAAGCATAAACCAATCTCTAGGAAAGATTGGAAATATCGCATAAGGGTGCCCCGTTTGTTCTCTTACTTTAAGCACTCTAAAATTGGATCTACGGTCCATGATTTTTCCATCCCAATTTTGAGTAGTCATTATCGCATCATCATTAAAGAACATTAGCCATTTACCTTTCGCATGAAGAGCTAAAGAATTATTATACCTATGAATATTTTCATATCCCATAGGTTTAAATGTAAGTACGACTTGATTTGGATAATTAGTTGTCTTTAAAAATTTTATAGTATTCGTATCGTCATCGTCTATTGCAAATAAAAATTGAAGAGATTTAGGATCTTTTGCTTTTCTTATTAATGACTCTACTGATTTTTTTAAAGTTTCTACTCGCTTACGTGTAGGAAGTAGTATTGAAATATTGATCATGTATCTACCCTAGAGTTTATAAGCTCTAGGGTAAACAAAAAAGTTTATCTATTCTTCGTCAGTATCATCATTGTCCGAATCAAAATCATCTTGATCCTCGGATCCTGAATCAGTATCGGCGTTATACTTATCTTCTAAGTCGTTCAGAAGATCATCTATTTCAGCTTGTTTGTCTCTAATGCTTTCGATAATGTTTTCGAAAGATTTTTTCTTTTTAGCCATAGTAGCCTCTTTGTTTATGATTGAGACAGTCACTATACAAATAAATTTACAAAAGAAAAGAAAATTATTTTTTATTTATTTCGTAGAACATGTTGTCGCTATCTTCAGATATAAAATCTTTATTTTCGACATTCCAGTAAGAACTTTGAACTTTATAGTCAGGCCAATGTGTTGCAGTAGTAAAGCTAGGCACGTTCCAAAGAATACGATTATTAGGCTGAATAGCATAATTACCGTTATCAAGTGCCAGAACATGTCCACACTTATGTTCTTGGGGTATTTCACTATGCTCAGTGTCGAGGATATTAGGCTCTGGATGAGCCCAATCAATCGTAAATAAATATTCACCAGCATAAAATTTTTTATCTACCCCAAGGTATTTACATTTTTGTCCAATTAGAAAATCAAAAGTATTAACACTAGGATAATAGCTAAATGAATTCCATAGTTCAAGATCAACGAGATTTTGATTCGGAACTCCACTGCATTCAAATCCTTTTTGAATAAAAGCAGAGATAGGTAGTCGCCAAAAGATTGCACCGTTTGTAAGTAACGTATGAAATAATACAGCCCGCCCTGGTATGCTTGTAAGACCAAAGACCACACAGTCTTCAGTTTCTCCTTTATTGAGTTTGAGATCATATAGATATTCCCTCCTTATTTGACAATAAATTGGCGGGATACTAGCATTTAAATAAGACATTGAACAGATAGTATCTTTTTACAAAATTTTTTTATACAAAATTTTTAAGAGGGTCTATTTTTACAAAATTTTTTTTTACAAAATCTAATAGATAGTATCTTTTTGCAAAATTTTTTTTTACAAAATTTTTATATGGATACCGGTTATTCATCACCCTTTACTTACTCTTTAACTAGTAAGCCGTCAAAAAGATTTTAAACTTTATAGATTATTTTTCATTTAAACTTAATACGATTTTTATAGATCCTAGATCCTAGATTTATTTTTTCTTTTTATTTAATTCTTTAATTTAGATTAATTAGCCGTTTATCATTTACGACAAGCATAAAAAAAGAGTAGCGACTTTTTA